ATATAGGAACATTAAAATATCCAAATCCACCTTTACCACCAGTGGCTCCAGAATAACTATCCTGATTTGCCCTTCCACCACCTCCACCTCCACCTACTAAATAAGCACTCATATTATTTGCTATAGGTGATGCAGTATGTGTTCCACTTGCAGGACCACGTGTAACACGAGTAACTGTTAAAGATCCTCCACCTGCTGATCCAGAAGATGCTGATGTAATACGACCGTCTGATCCTACTGTAATACTAGCCACAGTATAAGATCCTGAAGTAACACCTGTTGGAACTAATGATGCTGAAGTTACAACAGAAGTTGCAGTGATTGTAGAGTAAATAGTAATTGAAGTAACTTTTAATGTAGTTACGTTTGCAGTGTTAATATTTGCTGTTGAAATATTATCAGTTGTAATAGTTGCGGTTGTTGCATTTAAAGTAGTTACGTTTGCTGTGTTAATATTTGCAGTAGTAAGATTAGCTGTTGTAACAGTTGAAGCAACTGCTACAAAATTTGTAGTAGTTAAATTTAACGCAGTAGCAGTTTGCATTGCAAAAGTTGTGCCATTAAATGTTAAATTAGAAGAACCTGTAAATGTTCCACCTACGTTATATTGAATTTGATTTGTAGTTCCACCTGCAGAAGTTACAGTTGCCAAAGGTAAAGCAAAGAAAATAGAAGATGAACCATTTGAATAAATATAAGCATTAGTTGTAGTTGGGATAGTAACAGTTGTAGAACCACCAGAAGAAATAATAACAGTTGCTCCAGTATTATTTACAATAACATAATCTTTTTGAATATTTGGAACTGTAACAGTTACAGTTGTTGCAGATAATGATCCACTTAATACAACAATTTTATTACGACCTGATTCATTAGTATAAGTTGTAGAAGATGAATTTGAAGTAAACGCTAAAGTAGTATTCCCTGTTAAAGTAATAGGTGCAACACCTGCAATAGCTGCATCAATATCTTGTAAATTAACGTTAGTAAGTTGACCCCATGTTCCAGAGTTGTCACCTGTACCTTGTAAATTTATACCTAAATTACTAAACGTGCTTGCCATATTAAAATCCTTTTATCATTTTTTAATAAGTTTGTCTATTATAAACCATCTACAATAGTCCAGCTAGTATTATTTGTACCATATACTGTATTCCAAACTGTTGAAATATCTCCATTAATTGTATTCCAATTTTGAGGAGTGTCTGGGTTTATAGGAACCCAATTATAAGCTAGAATATTAAGATTTCCTGTATAAGTTGTCAACTCATTTCCTACAACACTTACATAATTATCTCTTCCAATAGTAACTGTTCCAGTGCCTATAATAACACCATTTCCATTAACTAATTTAACAGCTTGAGCTGTAACAATTGGTGTCCCTGTAAATAAAGATAATTGATTTCCTGTTGTTGTTACATTTGTACTTAATCCAATACTAACATTACCTGTTTGTGTAGATATTTGAGACCCAATTGGAAGTTCAGTGTCTTGACCAACTACAGTTACAGTGCCAGTGGCTATTTGTACTTGTGAGCCACTAACATTTATAAATTTATCAATTTTAATAGTAACTGTTCCTGTTCGAGTAGATATTTCAGAACCAATTACATTGGTATTATCTCTACCTGATATTGTTACATTTCCAACAAATGATTGTAATAAATTTCCTGTTGTATTAACATTTACAGCACCCGCTATAATTGCATTACCAATAGTTATAGTTCTTTGATTTCCTGTAACAGAAATATTAGCAATTCCTGTTGCAGAAATAGTACCCGTTGCAGAATTAAGTTGATTACCAGTTACAAGAATATTAACTGTAATACCCACAGCAACATTCCCTGTTTGAGTAGATAATTGTGAACCTGTTAAATTAACATTTGCTTGATCTGATGTAGTAACAGTTCCAGTTTGAGTAGATAATTGTGCACCTGTTAAATTAACATTTGCTTGATCTGATGTAGTAACAGTTCCAGTTTGAATAGATAATTGCGAACCTGTTAAATTAACATTTGCTTGATCTGATGTAGTAACAGTTCCAGTTTGAGTAGATAATTGTGTACCTATTACATTAACAAAACTATCTGTTCTAATAGATACAGAACCTGTTTGTACGTTTATTTGTTGACCTACTACAGAAGTATTATCTTGATCAGAAACGCTAGGTACACCTAATTGTATAGATAATTGATTGCTTGTTATAGCTGCATTAGAATCTGCTGATACAATAACTGGAACATAAGTTCCACCCCATGTATTATTTCCATACCCACCTAGCCCCCAACCTATGTTTTCAACACCTGCAATTTGTAGTGGTTGTCCTGTTACACTTACTGTAATTGGAAGAGAAACAACCGCTGTTCCTGTTTGGACTAATATTTGAGAACTTGTTGCATTAACATTAGCAATTCCGAATATGTTAACAAAACCTGTTTGTGTTGATAATTGATTTCCTGTAGTTGTTACGTAATGATCTAATTGTAACGTAACTGTTCCAGTTTGTGTTGATAATTGATTTCCTGTAGTTGTTACGTAATGATCTAATTGTAACGTAACTGTTCCAGTTTGTATTGATATTTGAGAGCCGCTTACATTAGTATAATCTTGATCTGATATTATTACATTTCCTATTTGAGAAGATAGTTGAACACTTGTTGCAACAACATTAGCATCAGCTACAATAATAACATTTGAAGTTAAACCTCCCCAATTATTATTTCCATATCCACCTAATCCCCAACCTATATTTTCAACCCCTGCAATTTGTAATTGTTGACCTGTTACATTTGTTAAATCAGGATAACCAATACTTACAGTTGCAGAACCAGTTTGTATTGATATTTGAGAATTAGTTACATTAGTATAATCTTGTCCTGATACTGTTACATTTCCTGTTTGAGTAGATAATTGAACACCTGTAAGAGTAACTGTAATTTGTTGTTGCGCAGAAACTGTTATTGTTCCAGTTTGAGAAGAAAGTTGTAAGTTAGGATCAGAATTTATTAAACCATAACTACCTGTACCCCAAGTTGAAGTACTCCATGTCGGTTGATATGTTCCACCAACATAAACAGTTAAGTCTTGTCCTAAACCACCGAAATCACCTGAATCCCAAGTTGAAAAACCCCAATATACATTTGATGCCATATAAATCCTATGGCAGAGTTACTAGTTGATTCTTAAAATAGCACTCGTAGAGTTTGCTGTTGGGAACTGAATAGTAAAGTTGCCGTTTGTTGCTGTTTGGTTAGATCCAAAATCTAAAACTACAACTGCTTTTTTAGAGTTTGTTGTATTATAAATCAAGCAGCAAGACGCTGTTAAAGTTGCTGTTGAAAAAGTTGCATTGTTAAAGTTTACAAAAGCAATATCTTGTTGAACAGTTGCTGTAGAAATTGTTAAAGTTGTTCCACCTGCAGTATAACCAGTTCCAGATACTTCAACAGAGGTTGTTCCAGTTCCAATTGATGTTGCATATGCAGTTGTACCAGTTGAAGAAAAACCTGCTACAGTATTGTAAAGTGCTAAATAATAAGTATTTCCACTTGTTGTATTAAAATTTTGATAACCTGTTAATAGGTCTAGTTTAAAACTATCTGGTACTATATTTGCCATTTTTATCTCCTTAATTATTTATATGTTACTTACATATAAATGTAAAGTTTTATTTAGTTGTTGTAGATTTGACAGGTATCCTAGTCTCACCTTCAACATATTCATCACGTCTTCTGCTACCAAGCTGTTCAACATCAAAGCTTCGTAATGCTTCTTGATATGATTGTTCAAATACTTGTATCATATCTGTAGGACCTTTCAAGTATTTATATGTTTCTACTAAACTAGCATATAACAATAAATCTTGAGCATAAACAGAGACATAACTAGTACTTGTTGTGCTTGATGTAATACTAACAGGTTGTTGATAATATGCAATATTAATTGTGTAATTAGTATTAGGTGTTGGAGCTACAAACCAAGTCGTAGCATTAAAATTTGCCCAATATTTAGGTTCTCCGTAAGAACTAGTATTAGCAGGAGTTGAGTTATATTCTGCTAAAAAAGAACTATCTTTTTGCATTAAATTATAAACATTTCCACTTGAATCTATCATTTCAACATATCTAATATTTCTAAGTCCTGATGGAACAGATATAGTAGTATTACCTACTACTGTAACAGCTGAAGCATATAATCTAAATGCATCAATATTAGTTTCTCTGTAAATTCTATTTTCAGCGTTTTGTACAATTGTTGCAAGTGTAGTACTAGTAAGTCCATTACTATCTACTTCTGAATAACTTTGTATTGCTGTTGTTAAATCACCATAATTCATAATTAACCTATAGTCTGAGCAGTTGCAATTCCACCGCCAATTACTGTATCATATAATGCAGTTCCTGAATATGCATTAAATTTATAAGTATTTAAATTTAACACTGTTATATTATATCCAGTTGAAGTTGCAAGAACTGAAGAATCAAATCCTGAAGCACTATTAAAATTATTTAAAGAATTAACACTTTGAAATTGTACGATATTACCTGTTATTCTATTATGATTAGGATCACTTACAATAATAGTAGAACTATTAGCAGTTGTTCTAAAAGGATTTTCTGGTAATTCAACAGCTGCAGGACCTATTGAAATATTTCCTCCTCCAAAAAAACCAGATGCACTTGCAGTATTTGTTAAATTAACACTATAACTATCGGAGCTAACAGAAGTTAAAGTAAAACCAACTGTTGTACTTAAAGTAGCGATTGTAAAACCATTCCCTGCATCTGGATTTATAATAATAATTGAATTTCCAATTTTACTTCCATGTCCTGGGTCATTAATTAAAATAGTTGAACTTCCAGCTGTTGCATATAAAGGATTAAACCCTAATTTAACAATAACTGCAGGTTCAACTCTATCTGGTCTTGCATTTAATAATCCTTGTGGGTCATTTCCTGGAATTTTTGGTTGTAATTGAGGGTGTTTTGGTTCGTATTCTGTGTAATGAACAAATAATCCATTCCATTCTGTTACCATTTCATCATAAGGAAATCTTTGACCTGAACGATCAGATATCGCCCATGATTTTTTACCTGTTGCAAACGTTGTCATTACATTCCATCTCCAAAATATGATTTTGGTGAAATAAATAAAGATGTTCTTTGACTATCTTCTTGTAAAGCTCTTTGTAATTCATCTTCATATAACATTTTTAATTGATCAGTTCTTAATGGAGCATATTTAATACTTAAATAATATGCCATACCAGCTGTTAAAGCAGGTAAAAAACGAAAAATAACGTCTGGAGTATTGGTATAAGCACCCGCATCTTGAATTCTTTGTAAATAATAAAATATACACTGATAAAGATTAGGACTTGTTGCATTAGAAAAATTAGATCCAGGTGTTAAATACAAATAAATACTTGGACTGTAGGTTCTTTCTACGTAATATTGAGAAGGAGTACCTTGTGCAAGTTTATTTGGTAATGCAGCATAAGCAGATCTGTCTATTTTTGTTAAAGAAATATCCACAGGTGCATTAGGAGCATTATTATTTCTAATATATGCCTCTAAAACATCATTAATATCTGTTGGAAAACCAGAATAAGTAGAGGCATTATATTGAGCTTGTCCTAAAATTAAATTCATAGTGAAAGTAGTTACCTTCCATAAATGAACACCTCTGTTATCCAACTCTGAAAGTAATAAATTTAATGATCTTCTTGCGGATCTTAATTGATACCCAGAACGAGTACCATCCATAATACCTATACGTTCATAAGCTTCTTGGAAAAGCTCATCTATATCCAGATTAAATGTAGTAGTTCCGGATGTAGTCATGATGTTATTACTTATCGATAAATAACGTAATCGTCATGTTAGAAACTGATGTACAACCTACACCATTTTCGTAAAGCACACCATCTTCTGGTAAATAAATTGTTTCAACACTAGCTGCTCCAACAATAACTGGAATATAATAATTATTCGTAGTTGTTGCAGATGCAGTTGTCGCATTTACTAAAGTATTGATGTAACCAACTCCAACACCAGTACCATTAGTTGGTTGAGCCATAATAGCTCTAACACGAGTTCTTCCAGTGTAAAATGCACCGTTCGCAGTTAATGTGACCGGTTTGACATCACTTTTATATGACATATTAAAAGTCCTTTTGTATTTTTTAGGAGCCCCTGAGAGCTCCTAAAAAAGAATTAGTTAGTAACTAGAACCTGACTGTTCGCCTTTTCCACCATTATCAATTACTGTGTAAGTAATTACACCTGTAACGTTTCCTGTACCTGCTGTAGATCCAACAGAAGCTACTACTGTAGTATTAGCTGTAAGTCCTACACCTGTTACTAAAGAACCTGTAAGTGTATTTAAACCTTTAGCTCCAACTACTGCATTCGCTGCAAAACCAGTTGAGTTAGCTGCTGATCCTAAAGCTACAGTTGCTGTAGCTGTTGTACCTGCTGCTACTACTACTGCAAAAGCAAGAGGTATAGCACCTTGAGGTAATACAAAAGGATTGTTAGCATTAACAGTTGATCCGATAGATACTGCTGTTGCTGTTGATGTTGATGATAAAAAAGTAATTACTTCTGACATTACAAGAACGCCTGGAGCAACTCCTGATTGTTTAGTTTGTCCGCCGTATGATCTTACCACACCTTGGAATGTTGAACGTGTACCCATATTTATTCTCCTAATTTATCAATATAGTTTTTTAGGCAAAATCGTCTATACTACGTCTATATTGAAAGTTATGTATAGTAGTTAAAATATAGCTTAATTTATTGAATAGTGCAAGAGATCCCTGCATCAAAAATGATGTTTTTTACCTTATTTTGTAACTAGT